GCTAGTTTTTCTAATGACACTTTTTATCTCCTATACAGCTTTTGATAATGCTATATCACCAATTTTGTTATTTAATCTATTCATTAAAAATTCATTTTGATCTATTAATTGTCCTAGTAACTTATTAGTTTGACCCATACCCATTCCCATTTCATTTCTGGTGCCTGAGAATACCTCACCTTTGTGAACTACAGCCATACCAGTTTCTTTTACAACACCACCTGTTTCTAATCCTGATGCTTTTGATACCGCAGCATACATACCAGCTATAGCTGCTGGAGCTGCAAGTGCTGCAAAAGGACCTAATGGTGACATCGCTGTCCATATAGAACCAACCGCTCCTGCAATTTGAGCTATGGAAGCAGCTTTTTGTAAATTTAAAAATTGCCTTTGTTTTTCAGCTTTCTCTTCTGCTAACGCGGCTGATGTTTTTTCACCAGCTACCATCTTACCTAAATCAGCAACAGTAACTCCTATAGCAGTTGCTAAAGATTTTCTTTGAACTACATTCATAGCTTCAAACTCTGCTTGACTGCCTACCTGATTCTTAACCTCTTCAGCTAAGCCAGCCAAATCACCTGTAAGTGCTAATTCTCTAGCTTTATTTAAATTTAAATTTCTACCCAATAATATTGAAGCTTCCATTTCTGCACCAATAGAACTTTCAAACTCTAATAAACTTTCAGCTATACTAGCAACTGTTCCTAACTCTAATCCTAACTTTCTAGCTTCTATAGCAGCTATAGCTATATTCTTTCCACCATCTTTTGCAAATTTAGCAAAATTTTCTGTGTCTTGAGCTATATCATTTAATACTTGTGCTGGTGCAACTCCCTCTGCTCTAGCTAATGAACCAACAGTAGAAATTAAACTTATATTTGACTCTATAGAAGCACCACTAATAGCTTCCATAGATTTAAGTAATTTGGCAGCATTGGCACCACTTATACCAAATCGTCCTGTCATAATACCTAAGTCTGCCGCTACACCAGCAGATACAACTGATAGAGAACCAAACTCTTCTACTAAACCTGTTATTGCGGCTTCAGCTTCTTGTGAACTACCACCAACAAGCTTTGCAGATATTGCAGCTAATTTCATATTACCAGCTAATCTAACAGATTCTCCAGCCGATGTTCCTAAAGATTGTCCTACTTCAAGAATTTTTTGAGTAAATGAAGTTAAAACTGCCAATATTGCACCAAATGAAAATGTCTTTTTTAAATCTACTAAACCAAGTGTATCTTTTACTTGGTCAATCATATCTGCGAACTTTCTTTCTTTACCAAGTTCTTCCATTATATCTTTATCTGTTAGTAACACTTCTGCTAAATCTTCAGCTTGAGTATTTAAAGAACCAAAGTCCTCTTTAGCTATTGTGCTGAGAATATCAGACATAGATTTATTACCACTATTTATATCTTCTAAAAGACTCGCATATTTCTTTGCTTGTTTTATTTCTTCTGCACTACCGCTTTTAGCTTTTTCTTGTAACAGAAGTATCTGTTTGTCAAGTCTTAACTCTTTATTCATAGCCTCAAGACCTGATTTTTGTAACTTTTCGATTTGTTTTTCTAAACTTAACTTTTCACTTGTTTTATCTAAACTTTTTAATTTTGCGAGTTTCTCTTCATTTTGTAAAATCTGACCACTTAACTTTGCCATCGCTTCCATAGTGGGCTTCCCATACCTTTTATCAGACTCAAGCAGATTTTTTTTGATTTCTGCTTGCATTTGTAACTCAGCGGTTTCTCTTTTTAATTCGTCTATCTTATTGAACATTATTTTTACTCTTCTTTAATTGTTTTAAAGCTTCTGCCGCGTTAGCATCCAACTTTCTTAAAGCTGCTTCAAGTTCTGGATTATCTTTTAATCTTTTTTTAGCAAACTTATTTAAACGTTTTTGTTTCCATTTCTCAAAAAAATTAAATAACATACCTTCTCTACTAGCCATTACTACTCTCCATAATATTATTTTGTGTGGAATTATTCAATAATAAATATCAAAGTTCTTACTTTTTGAATGAGGGATGTGAACTTTTGTTTTTCTGTTGAGCTTTCTTAATCTGATCAGCTTCTTCCTTAAAATGTTTTTGTAACCTTTTAAAGTAAAACTTCCTAAGATAAATAGGCATGTTATACACCTCAGAGAAAGAGAACATTCCCTGTGAATTAAAACTTATTTGAAATAGTTGTTCGTGTAGTTCTGTTTTATATTCCAACGGAAGGCCAAAGAAACGTAACGGTCATAGGGACCGTAAACTCCTTTTCATTTCCGTCAGCATCTGTATATGTAGATGTCATATCAACATCTGGCATTATTTCATTTACATGAGCTCTGAAAGCCATCGAATCTCTTGATAGAAATTCGTTATCTACAAATGAATTGATACTAGCTCGTTTGGTATCACCATCGATAGAAATTATTTGATATTTTAAACGTGTAGTTAAATCGTAACCAATACCATCACCAACTTTTTCAAATCCTTTTACTTCTTTATCAATCTCTTTTTCATCACCTGAAGTAAGTAATTTAAATGTTAGTTTTCTTTTAGTAGCAGGCAATTCAAACTCAAATTCATTAACTCCATCAGATATTATACTTTCATCTAACTTTTTATCTTTTAATGAGGTTAAATCTACCTCTAATTTCTGACCATCGTATTCTAATTCATAAATCTTACCATAAGCAAGAATACGAGCAGCTATAAGAACTGCATTTTTATCACCAATTAGCAACTCATCTGAGGTAATTGATTTATCTACTATTAGAGATTCTAATAATTTTTCAACAACTATACCTTTTTTTATAAGGTTAGCTGATGTGAGGATATCCTCTTCTCTTGCCGTCATATACTTAACTTCTATTGTACCCGATGATAGCGGGCTATCCTTTGGATACAATAATCCCTGTGACGGCAAATCCACTACTTCCGTAGGGAACTTGACTTCTGCCATAATTGACTCCTATAATTTAACTTAGAACTATAACTATTTTTTACCGAACTTTTCGGCGGCTGTAACACCCAGTCCTACGACTGAGATATACATAAAACATTCTAGTATTTTATCTTTAACTTCAAAACCTGTAAAAGTATCAGCACCCCAACTTGCCATTAACATTATGAAAGCGGCAAATCCGACTGTACGTTTTGAAGATATTTTTGCTTCACTAGAAAGCATTTGTGTTAAAAAACCCATATTTTCCTCTTAGAATTGTAAGATAGCGTAATCGTATCTTAGACTTAATGTGATATCAGCTGGTTCATTAACTTCCCAACCCAAAGCACCAAAGTTTGCTGATTTAATCATAGCACCTTTAAGTGTCCACTCTTCCACTTTATCACCTACTGGTCCTAAAACATTAATAGTAATATCTTTTTTATAGAAGTCTGAATATCCATCTCTACCTGTAACAGACTCTTTATGTAAACGAACCCATTCCATAACGGCTTGTGCACCAGATGGTACAATAGGATCGTAAAGTGTAATTTCTAATTCATCCCAAGCACCCTTACCTTTTACATACCTTTTAGTATTTATATGGTCTAATACAATCTCATCAAATGTAATAGATGGTCTATTACCTGTTTTAATTAAATATGCAGGTATTCCTTCTATGTACATGATGAACCTATTTTTAACTTTCGGTTCAAACGGAGTGAACATAATTTCTGAAGGATCGATTAAGTCTGGCATTTCAGTTCTCCTAATAAGTGTTTAATTCTTTCATATATAAATATAAACAAACTGAAAAATCGATACAACTTATCACTCATTTATTTCATAGTTTTTTCATAGTTTTTTGATATAATAAAAAAGGGGCTCGAAATAAGCCCCTTTTATTATTTTTTACACCTCCCTGTTATTCAGGAAATGCAGCACCCGTTGGAAGTACTGTGAAGTCCAATACAATGAACTCAGCAGTCCTCGTAGGTTGTATGAATATCTGTCCAACCAACTGATTTCTATCAACGACATCAGGTGTATTGTTGGAATCATCCATAACAACTTTAAAAGCACTCAAACCACTATTGGCTTGAACTGATTCTAAGAACGGATTAACTATATTTAAGAATCTACTTCTTGTAGATGAATCATTTTGTTCAAATACTAAGAATCTACTTGAGGAAGCAATAAACTTCTTCAATCTAATTAATAGTCTACGAACATTGATTCTATCGAGAGCAGATGGTTTAGCTTGTAGTGTTTTTTGACCAAAAACTACAACACCTTGACCTGGGAAAGAAGCGATTGGATTAACTCTACCCTCATAAAGAGTATCTCTATCAGTATGAGTAAGTTTCTTCTTAGTCATTCTAACATTATCTAATCCACCACGATTTAATCCAGCAGGAGCAAACCATTCATGAGCTACACTATCTGTAAAAGATATTACACCAGCAACTACTACTGAAGGTGGAACATATACCTG